GAGGAAGAAAATGCCGACAACTAAGGTCGTTGACATATTAGATCGCGCTTCGATCATCTTGCAGGATGCGACTAATGTCCGCTTCCCAAATGCGGAGCTGCTCAAGTTTTTTAATGACGCTCAGCGCGAGGTCGTTCTTCATAGACCAGACGCGAACATGATCAACACAACTTTGGCGTGTGTGGATGGGAGTAAGCAATCACTGCCGTCAGCGGCTCTTCGCTTGATCGACATTGTTCGTAACGTAGGGGGTCGCTCGGTTACTCAGGTTGATAGAAAGATTCTTGATGAGACCCTGCCCAATTGGCACGAGACCGCTGCTGGCTCAAACAAGATAGAGCATTTTGTTTACGACCCTGCTGACCCGAAAAACTTTTACGTCTACCCAAAAGCAGAAAGCGGAACCCACAGTTTAGAGGTGGTCTATAGCGCCTCGACAACAGATATAGCGATCAGTGACTTCGGCACCAGCACAACGGTTATCAGTGTGGACGATGTGTATGCCAACAGCATTCTCGACTATGTCTTATATCGGTCCTATCAGAAGGACTCAGAGTTCGCTGGTAATGCGAATCGGGCACAAATGCACTATCAGTCGTTTGCAAACGCCTTGGGCGTAAAGACTCAAGCGGATGGGGCTACGACGCCGATACCAAAGAACCCTGACGCTAACGCAGGAAGAATGTAGTGAAGTACTCAGATCTCTCTATTTACATCAGACCAGAGGTTCAAGGCGCTCCTGATTTCTTGATAGAGCGATCTGTTCGCGACTCGTCAATAGAGTTTTGTCAGCGCACTGATATCTATATGCCCGAACCTGAAAATCTAACAATCATTGCGGGTGTTAACGAATACGCAGTAACGCTTCCTACAGGAACCGAGCTGAACCATATTATCGATGTATATAACAATAAGACGCCTTTGCAGCCCACGGGTTACAGCGAGTTATTGATGCGTCTAGGGGATGAAACCGAGCGAGGAACTCCCCGGTATTACAGCCAACGTGACAACACTGATTTTTACCTTGCGCCTATCCCTGATACCGCTGATACGTTGCGGGTTGTCTACAGCGTTAAGCCCACAAGTACTTCTTCATCGATACCAGACACTGTCGGTAAAGAAAATCGCGAAGCCATCGTCCATGGAGCGCTTTATCGACTTCAGATGATGAGCGGTCAGCCTTTCTCGAATGGAGGCGCGGCTCAAATGAATAATCAATTGTTTGAGAAAGCGATTGGTCGAGCCACAAGACAGGTCAAATACGGATTCAGCGGCGGCAAGTTGACCGCTAAGGCGAGGGCATTCATCTAATGGCATATCTAACAACGATAGATTTGGTTCAAAACGACCAGCTACCTGAGATTGCAATCACGTTAAAAGATAGCAACCAAGCAGCCGCAGGGTTGACTCTGGACGCTGATGATCCGTCCACCTTTTCCGCTATCAATTTGACTGGCGGGAGCGTCAGGATGCGGGTAAGAGCAGTAGGATCGACCACACTGATTGATACAATCGTCGGTAACGTAACAGATGCGGCGGCTGGCAAATGCACGTTTGTGTTCAATTCTGACACTCTAGCCAGCACTGGAGTTCTAGAGGGTGAAATAGAGTTAACAGACTCAGCGAACCGCACTCAGACAGTGGTTGATCTAATCAAGTTCAAAGTTCGTTCGCAGTTCGGGTAACAGATAGTGGGCATTTTTGCTGAGGTAAGCTTCAGACAACTGAGCGTCTCAGCCGCATATCGCCAGATACATGCAACAGCGGTCCTGCCTGTCGCTTCCGTTGTCATTGACACACAGTCTCCATCGCCTGAAGTGTCATTTCAGAACCTATTTTCTTCCGTGTCGTTCCGGCTTCTAACGCCACAGCTTAACTGGCAAAAGCTCTTCATAGATGATGTCGTCTTAAACGCTGAGAGAACTATTTTCTTCTTCTCGGATGCGTTTGGGTTTTCTGATTCACTGTCCTTAGAGCCTAATATAGGGGCTGATGACCAGTTCTCGTTTATAGACTCTCCCGTCTTTGCTATTTCGTTTGTAAGCGCTGACAGCTTGCCCATCGCTGATTCGACTTCTTTGTCAATTTTGCCGTTTCATTCAGATTCATTGGCTTTCTCTGACGCTGAAACATTTTCATTCAGTAAAGGCGTATCCGATACAGTTGCCTTTTCAGAGTCTTTAACAACCCTAACTACGTTCCAGCGAGCATTTGAGGAAATTTTTGGTCTATCAGACCAGCTCGTTTTATTTAAGGGGTCAATTCTTAGTGACTCCATAGGGTCCATTGACGCTCAATCCTTTGAGGTGACGAAGCCGGCATTAGACAATTTTTCCGCAACTGAGAGCGCGACTAAAGCTTTAGATAAAGACTTTATCGAAGACGTGTTATTAGACGACACCAATCTATTCATAACTGTCGCTGGATTTGATTTTGAGGTTGCTGCTTCCGGATCTCTCTCTATCGACACATCGTTTAGTGACCTGGTCGCCTCTCAAGAAATCGCTGCGTTAGCCCTCCAAAAACCTCTCTTTGATGCTTTTACGTTAGACGATTTTAGCCAAGTCGATAAAGACTTTTTTGGTGGTAAATCAAACATTTACACCATGTCTGATAGCTTACTCTTTGGGTTCTCAATGACCCAAGATGAGTCTATAATTTTCACTGATGCAGCAGCCAAATCATTGGCTACCACGGCATCTGATTCTTTCGCGATTTCCGATCAGGCATCGCGCACCACAGGGACTGTTTTGACAGATAACGTGAGCATGGGTGAAAGCCTTGCTCTTGCTGAGTTCTCGGCTTCTGCCGTGCTTAACAAGGGCTTGGTTGGTTTCATGCTCCTTAATGCTGACTAATGGAGTCCCTCATGATCTCTGACAACCTGAGCCTGAAAGGGCGTTTAAACATCGTCGTAACCAGTCCAGATGGTGAAATCAAAGACCAAAAAGAAATCGACAATCTTGTTGTTACAACGGGTAAGAACTTTGTTGCGTCTCGAATGGCGGGTACGTCTTCTAGTGTAATGAGCCATATGGCGATTGGCACAGGTACGACTGCTGCGGCGTCAAGTGATACGACTATCGGCAGTGAGTCTGCTCGTGTCGCGTTGACCTCGACCACTGTGAACAGCAATGACGTGGTTTATGCGGCTACCTTCCCAGCCAATACACCCGCTTCAGCGGCGGCTATCACTGAGGCTGGTCTGTTTAACGCCAGCTCCTCTGGAACCATGCTTTGTCGCACGGTGTTCTCGGTGGTCAATAAGCAAAGTGCAGACGCCCTTTCCATCACCTGGACTGTAACCGCTAGCTAGGACGCCTTATGGGTATCAAGTTCTCGAATCTAGCTAGCACTACGCTGGCTAGCACTATTACGTCTTCAGCCACTTCGATCACGGTTGCAGATGGGTCTGTGTTCCCGGCACTAGGGTCTGGGGATTTTTTCTTTGCGAGCATTGATAGCCCACCTAACGCGTCTGAGATCGTTAAGGTAACAGCGATCAGCGGCAACTCATTGACAGTGGTGAGAGGTCAGGATGGCACGACAGCTACCACGCATTCCTCTGGCGAGGTGTTTGCATTAAGAGTTGTTGCAGCGGTTTTGGAGGATCTGCGGGATAACACTGACACCACCTACACCGCAGGCACAAACCTCAGCCTGTCAGGAACCACGTTTAACCTGAACACCAATCTGTCGGGATTGGGAACCATCTCCAGCGGTGCTATTACCAGCTCTGGCAGGGGTACGTTTGACGAGCTAACGCTGACCGGCGGCACGGACAATCTGACCTTCAACGAGGCTTCTGGCGATTGGACAATCAACAACGCCGCGCAGAATAACGGAATAACAATTTACGATGGCACTAAGGGTGTCGAGGTTAACTACAACGGAGCAGCCGTTGCTGAGTTTGACGGCAGCGGCGGAATGAATTTGATCAGTGGGTCGCTAAGAGTCGGCGGAACCGCCGTCATCGACTCTAGTCGGAATCTCACAAACGTCGGAACCATCTCCAGCGGTGCGATTACGAGCAGTGGCACTGTCACTTGGTCAGGAGGTAGTTCTACGAATGCCAACACAGCTTACGGCTGGGGGAACCATGCAAGTGCTGGGTATTTGACCAGCCTGTCTTTCAACAATTTGACCGGAAAAACGTCAGGCACAGGCGACTACTCCACATCGGGTAATCTTGCAGCGGGGCGCGGGTCAGGCTCTATTGCGCTTACAGTGAACGATGGAAAAGGCAACAGTAACCTCACCTTTAACCATGAAAACGGTGTTCCAGACCAAAGCGGTAACGCTGCAAGAATCGAGGTCAACACTGACAGCAGTTCCAGCGCGACGATGTTCTTCGAGGTCAAATCGAATGTTACTGGGGGAACCAGTGTCGATTTAACGCCGATAGTTGCTATCAATGAAAGCGGTTTAACCTTAGAGCCAAACATGGCTTTGAAGGTTGGCAGCACAACCGTCATCGACTCAAGCCGCAATGTGACCGCAAACTTATTAACAGTTAGCGATGGAGGGGTACATTCAGACAGTACTTTTAAATTCCTTACTACAGCAAATGCCGCACAAAACATTCGCACAAAGTCAGTGTTCGCAGGTACGTCGTATGGCGACACACCGCCAGCAGGGTCGTTTAACGCAACAAATACTTACGAGTTAAACGGCACAACCGTCATCGACTCAAGTCGCAACCTTACAAACATCGGAACCATAAGCGCAAGTGGTCAAGTGACCGCCGACAGATTCCTGTCGGGTATCGGCTCAGTGGCATCACCCGCATATAAAGTTGGCGACGCAGACTCAGGGTTTTACGACAGCGGCGCTAACATGATCGGCGTGGCTCTTGGTGGCGTTCTGGAATACGACTTCCAACCAACCAAGCTGGATATGAAAGGGAACCAACTTGATAACGTTGGAGACCTACAAGTCGATGTCACTTCTTCCAACGGTGTGCGGGTAACGGGCACAGATTCGGTCGCTGACGCGGCGTTTACAACCATGTTGATTGACCACAATGCTAGCGG